TATTGAATTGGGTGCTTACGCTTGTGTAGCGGGCTTCAGGCTCAGGCTCGAGCAGATAAGTAGCAAGTGCTAAGGCGGCTGTGTCGTTGTGCAAAAGGCTTTCATTAATGTTTGTTGCTTGCACAAAATACAATGTTTGGCTAGCTGCATCATCTGCGGTTTGTGGGCTGCTACTGCCTGCAATGGTTACAGTTGCCCGGTTAATTACTTGATCCGCTTCAAAACTAATGCCTACCGCATTGTATTTAAATTCTGTGCCATCATCGTGAAAGTCTGCAATCGCAGCGCTTAGCGTGTTGCCTAATCTTGGCTCAAAAACTAAATCACCTTCTCGAGACATAAACAACCTGCCCTGCTCAGCTTGATTTATTTGGTTGCAATACTCTGCAACATTTGTGCCCTGAGCAACCGTAAAAGCCGCTGAACCGCCAAGTGTTTGTGTGCCAGTAGCAATGCTGCGTTGGGCAACCGGAAAAGCTACTTCAGGTAGATCTAGCACCGCTTCAAGCCGCTCACTAGATAGTTGCTCGCTCACATTAAATTCATCTAAAACGGTTTGTGCCAACAAATAAAACTGATCCGCGCAAAATACCGTAACCGTATCAATGCCACCTAAAGCAAAATTGTAGTTGTAGTTAATTATGTAGCCGTTAAAAATGTCTTGGGCAACATTAAGCGCATCAAAGCGTTGCAACTTGACTTTGCGTAAAGGCGCTAAACCGGGCTTTTCGGTTGTGTTATCCCAATATGGTGATTGTTCATCAAAAGGGTTAAAAATTCCTGATGTATCAAGCATTGTAAAAGACATTGTGCCCGCAGAAAATTGATCGCCTATGTCTTGCCTGCCGCGCCGCACTGCAACATTTGTGCAACCGTCAAGCACCGCAGCAAAATTGGTTGTGCCATCCAAAACATAAGTTGTGTTGTTTAATACACCTGCAGTTGCATTATCTAAAATGAAAGCATCTTGCAAAAAACCTGTATCAATAGATAGTTGGTAGTTGCCTGATCCAACTACTGCAACGCCTGCCATTAGCTAATCTCAACATATCCGGCTGTGCGGTTGTAGGCGCGTAAAGCATCGGTAACGGCTTGCCCTACCTCAGATTTTGTTGCTAGCTGGCTATTTACATTGATAGTTACGCCGCCATTGCCCCCGCGTATGTTGCCCGGCACAAGCGATGGCGCGCTAACTGAAGTAACAGCGGGCATGCTTATTTGATCAGTGAAACTTGTGCTAATGCCTTTAACATCAGCAAAATTTAAACCTTTGGCTTTTAGTCGAGAATTAGCCGCTGCAAGAGCTGCCTCTACGCCTCGCAAATATTCTTGGGCATTAGATACGCCCGCCCCATAAAATTTTGATGCCGAAAGTTCACCAATGCGCTGAGCAATCATTTGTGTTTGCTCTACAAGTGTGTTTGCCCGCAAAACATTTTCTGATGACGCTAAAAGTTCTTTAGCGATAGCTGATCCGCTGTCAATGCCAGCATCAATAACTTGCTGTAATGCATCTTGAGATAGACCGCTTGCTAACAGTTGCTCGACAAGTGCACCAAATTCTTTAGTTTTGTCTGCCTGTTTTTGTAGCGCACTAAAAAAAGTTAGCCCGGCATCCTCGCCGCCTTCCTCAAAAGCTTTGCCAAAATTCAATGCATCTGTAATCACTTGGGCTACTGATCCGCTGAAATCATCAAATGCGCCCTGTGCTGTGTCTAGTTTGCTTTTAGCTTCATCAAGTGCCACACCCATGTATTCTTTTAATGCTTTGGCAGCTTCAAGAGTGTTTTGTTTCATTTTCTCTATTTTGTCCGATGCACCTCCAGTTGATTTTTCTAGCTCTTTTTGTTTCTTTGCAAAGTCATCCATTGCTGTGATGCCTTTAACGCGAGCTGCAAACTCTCGACTAAATTCACCGTTTTGTTGCTGTAATGCGCCTGTATAAGTTTTGGTTGCAGTGGTTAATTGTGTGGTAGCAACTGCCGCAGCTTTGTTTTGATTTTTGAATACAAGCATTGCGCCGCCAACTAAAACTAAACCTGCCGCAATAGTTGCTGCAGCAACACCCGCTGTGCCCGCTGTAGCAACCGCAGCCAATGACGCAGCATTAGCAAAATTTAGTGCCGTAGCAACAACCGTTACCGCGTTAGCAAGCACCTGTGCAACCTTGTAAGCAACAATGGCTGCCGCTACTGACGCAATCGCTACACATAACGCAGTAATAATACCCGTGTGCTCAGCTGCCCAGTTGCCGAAAGTAACTAGCAAAGGCAAGATCGCTTCAATAGCTGGCAACAATGCTTTTCCAATACTTTCTTTGGCTTCATCAAGTGCTATTGACATGCGCCTAAATTGACCTTCAGCTGTGCCCGCTGCAACGGCAGCTGAACCACCAAAAGTTTTGCTTAGCGTTGCCATTACTTGATCAAGTGATGCACCATCTTTGATCATTGTTTTTAACTCAGGGCTAAGTTTTGCTAACGCTTTAGTGTTGCCCCCATAGGCAAGCGCAAGACTGTCAGAAACAGTTTGCAAATCAATAGATGTAGCGGCGCTAATGTCAAGTGCTAGAGCAAGCGCTTCGTTTGCTTCACTTAAATCTTTTGTGCCTCGCGTTAAACTTGCAAAAGCCGGGCGCAGCTCACTATCAGCCACACCCAGTTGCATTTGCATGGCGGATATTGATGCTTCGACCGCTGCGATCTGTTCATTGGTTGCACCTGTAACATTTTGCAAAGTTTTAGCTAACTGGGCTTGCGCGGCTTCATCCTCAATAGCGGCTTTAACCGATACCGCAGCAACGGCAGTGAGCGCTGCCAACGCAGCAACGGCTGGCAAAAAAGCTTTTTCCATAACAAAGCCAGCTTTTTGGCTATTTGTTTCAAGACTTTTAAATTCAAGTGCAGCTTTCTCAAATCCTTTACTGTCAAGGCTCGAGATGATTGGGATGTTAATTGCCATAGCGCACCTGCATCTTGCGGTTAATTGCGGTCATTACCTTTTCAACAATAGCCAAAACTTCACGCTCTACCGTTTCTTTGTGCATCTCTACAGCTGGATCAATAGCGCGCGGCTCAAGCCCAACTTCAGCATTTAGGTTTGTAACAAAAATGCCTTTTGTGTTTCTGCCTGCATGATCATAAATAGCGCCTGCAGCATCTTTTTGTTGTATCACCATCAATTGATATGGTTTGGCTTTAAATAACACATTGTGGCTTTCACGCGGATTTGTTTCGGGATCAAACTTTTCTTTAAAAGTAACTATTCTTTGCCGTTGTGCCGCAGCGCCTACCTTGACTTTAAACCCGGCTCGCACAGTGTTGTTATCCCAATAAACATCACGCCCTTTGATTAGCTTGCTTTTAGGCATTTGTGAAAGCGGCGCACCGTTGCCTTCGCTGTTACTAAAATTAGGAATTAAATCTCGAGCGCTTACCACTATTTTTTGCCCAGCTGTAGCAATGTCTTTTGTTACCTGCCTGCGGTATTTTGGATCAAAGCTGTTTAATTCTGTCAATGCTTCTTTAATGCCATGTATCTCAATACGCGCCGAGTATGCCATTAGCGCGCTTTGTTTTGTTTGTTAATAATCTCTATCACAGTGTTCACATCATCAAATTCAAATGTTTCAGCACCCCAATAACCTGTGGCAACCAAAATTTCAGCGAGCGCATACCTTATTGATCCTCGCCTACTTTTGGGATGTTTTGATCAACTACTTCAATGTTTCGCAATTTGTCAATGTAGGCATCAAGTGTGGCTGGCACAATAATTCCGGCTTTCTGTGATGCTGTATAGCAAAGAAAAGCTAAATCCTCAACACCAATACCTTGCGACATTTCGCTGGCTTTGCGCTTATATTTTCTTTCCCAAGCAACCACAGTTGCCAAATTAGTTTCAATTGTTTCTGTGTTGCCATCCGTAAATACGGCTTTTAATGTTAATTGCATTTAGTGTTTCCTTTCTCGGGCAAGGCTTTGCTTTCGCGGTCTTGCGTTTGTGTTTCTCAGCGGCTTAAGCCGCAAGATCATGTTGTGGTTTTTGTTAAAACGCCGCCTGCAAAAGTTAGCGTAACGGTTGAAAGCTCACCCAAGCTTGCAGAAATTGGGGTGTGGCTTTCCAAATATGCGCCTACCAAAGTGTAAAAAGGATTAGTGGCACTAACCGAACCGGATGCGGGTGCAACAACAATTGTTGTTTGTATGCCAACTAAACCAAAAATTGTTGCCTCTGTTTCTGACGCGGCATAGCTTTGATATAGCTCAACTTCAATTGTGTTGTTTTGCAAAGACACAACCGATGAACCGCCAAACTTGCGAGCCGTATCACCAAATGAAGTTGTTTCAAGTTGCTCATAAACATAATTTACTGTGGCACTTGTGCATTGATCCTGCAAAGCAACGCTGTTTATAGTTACATTCGGATTGCTGAGATAAACTGATGTTGCCATTTTAAGTTATTCCTTGTCTGTGTCTGTGTCTTTAGTTTTAGCAGATTTTTTTGAGCCTTGTGGGGATATGTGCCCAGCTTCGACTAGGCGCTCAATGTCAGCATCTAGATCTGTGCTTTCAAATACATCGCCGCGATTAAATCCTGCGAGCCTGTCGCTAGTAACAATGTAAGTTGCCATGTTTTACCTC